TCAGTCTGACGACGAATCATTTCATATTCGTGATCACCTTTCTTTTCTTCATTCATCGCTTTTGTTTTCTTTTTCATAGAGTTGATATATTTGCGGAAGATTGCAGCTTCAGCAGTTTTACCCATCACTCTTGCTCTTTGCTCCATAGCAATCGCTGCTTGGATTTTATGAGCATGTGATCTACTTGATTTCCTAATTTTTGCCACACTCGCTTTCGCAGTTGCGACATCCTTAAAACCAAGTCCATGAATAGTTCCTTTAGGATCTTCATCAGTATATAAATCAGAATGTTTTTTAGATTTTGCAGGTTGCCCTTTTTGGCGAGGTATACGAGGATTAGATTCTTCTTCTATTCCTTTCTTTTTTTTACCATCGCAATGTGCTTTCTGACTAAACCCTTTTGGATTATCACAATCAATAGACCTTTTATACTTTGATGACCATCCTTCCCTTACTAGAAAACCATCCTCACGGACAGTAAACCCTCTGGGAATCGGTTTACACTTCTTATCAGTGTTACAATAGTATTGTCCCTTTTTACAGGAAGTCTTTGGCATTTACAGACTATTCAGAGCTATTATTATTTAGCAATCCATCTTTTAACATCTTTGATAGTTCACTTGTTGAACCAACAAAGAGTGCGTTGTTCGTAACAGTGTTTTGAGTTTTAGGATTATCTGCCTCTATATCTTTAACTTTCTTATGTAAATCTGCTAGTTTGTCAGTTGTATCCGCAACTGATTTAATAAGTTGTCCAGCAACTTCGTATGCTCTTGGACTTGCAGTTTCTCCTGCAACCTCCATTATACCATTGATTGCTTCTTGACCTTTTTCTATAAGTGAATATAAATTACCTCTCGTATAATCATAATCTTTTTTAACTTCATCTACTTTGGTTACTTCATCTGCTTTTACAATGGCATCAACTTCAACACTACCATCAGTATTGAAAGTATCATTCAATGAATCGTAACCTTTTGCCATTAGATATCTACCCCTCTATTTGGTGCAAAGTCTTTAGCATCACCAAAGAATGTACTTGTTTCTGTAAATCCAAAATCATCACCTGGTTCGATTAATACATCATCTGCAGTATCTATAACATCATCATCGTTATAATCTTTCTTTGCCTTTGGAACAACAGTATATCTTTGTACACGTTTTGCTGCTCTTGTATTTGTATCTGAGTAGTAATCCAACTGAACTTTTTTGATAAGACCTTCTGGTGTTTTTGCAATATGATTGAAGAAAAATGTTTTTGCAGTAAAAGATAAAGTGTATATTAATGCTCTTCTTGTTGCAAAATCACCTTCATAATCGTCTTGTTGTGCGATATTTGTTAGCACCATTGGAATATCTCTTTTTTCACCGATTGATTTAACTAAATCTATTGATATATTAAATCCTGGTTGAAAGAAAGGTAATATCTGCTCTAATATTTGTAACCCGTCATCTTGCAACTTTACTAGAATATTCAATTCAAATCCTAAATTATAAGGAACTGGCATGAATACCTTTTTCATCTTATCACCATCGTCCTTATCTAATGCCTTGAATGTTTGAGTAATACCTGCTTTTCTTGTAGAGTCGTAGGAAATATTTGTAATCTCAAAAGACATTCGAGGTAATGTAATTTGAGTTGCTTTATTTAATTCTGCTTGTTGTGTGATTCTTGCTAAAAACTTTTGTCTTGGACCATATGCAACTGGAACCTTTAAATCTGATATAACATTCCCTGCTCCATCATCGTGACGCACATGAATATCATTGAACAGTGTGCCAAATGCAATAACTGTTTTTCTTATAATTTCGTGATAAAAATAATTACCTAACATTAGAAACTACCAAATGGATTTGATTCAGTAAAGTCAATAAGTAAATCTGCTTCAGACTCAAATATATCTCCTTCATTATATTTATCGGTGGTATTATCCTCATCAAATGTAGAAACACTGAATAATGCACCAGATTCGAGTCCCTTGATATCTTCACCAGGGAAGAATCCTAGTGTTGTTGTACCAATTCCAACATTACCAATTTTTAATATTCCAGTATCTTGATCCCAATTTTTGACTCTTGCTTGTGTACCTGAACGCATTCCCTGAACAACTTCATTATAGAAATATGTTCCAATACCACTAATTGTTTCTGGATCTGATATTGTAATTGTTGGTGCTGAAGTATATGCTGCACCTGGATTTGAAACAAAGATACTCTTGACTTCATTAAATCCAGTAGAGTCATCAACACCGATTGAAGCAAGACCAACTGCACGATCACTCGCTACACCAGCGTTTGGAACAGGAATATTAACCACTGGAACAGTACCAAATCCAACACCACCATCTGTCACAACAAATCTTACAATACCATTACTTGAAGTATTGATTGAACAAGTTGCAGCAGCACCAGTTCCACCACCACCAGAAATAGTTATTGTTGGTGCTTCAGTATATCCAAATCCTGCATTTGTTATTAATATTTTCTCAACTGATTTCATACCTGCTCTTTCAGTTGTAATCGCAACTGCTGTTGCATCTGATAGATTGAAAGAACTTGGTGAAGTTGTTATTGCAACAGTAGGATTACTTGTGTAGTTAAATCCATCATTATTCAAAAATATTTCACGAATATATCCAGTTCCAACAAATGCACTGGCAGTTGCTGTTCTACCGACTCCAACAAGTTTAAGTTCAGCGATATAACCATCTTCTGCCACCTGTGTATCAATCGCCTCAATAGATGTATCAATGACCTCATCCTCATATTCAAATAGTTCACATTTAAGTTTATAAACATAAGTGCTTCCTAATTGATAAAATGGATCTTCATGCTCTACAAATTTTATCTCAAATAATCTTTGACCTAATGGAAAAAATACTAAATCACCTTCACGAGGTCGAGATGCTAACGTAATATCATCATCAGCATTCATAAATGGTGCTATAAACTCTTCAAATCTTTCTTTCGATATAGTAAGTGTTACCTCATCCCTCAAACTCATACCAAACTTTGTTAATACATCTCCTGCACCTGCGTATCCATCAAAATTCTCTACATACGCTTCAATTGCAAAATTATCATCAAACTTTGATGCCTGTACTTCTTCAATAATAGTTGCTTGATTTACAAATTTTCTTGGAATAAATGTTATTTCAACACCATAGATTTGTAACTGCTCATTTATAAGATCTTGTACTAATCTTTGTTCACCTTGAGAACCTTGTAAAAAGAAAGGATTTAATGCCATTATACATCACCCAATAAAATCAAGAGGTGGAGTTTCGTAATCCTGTGCCATTCTACTTCTTAGAGCATCTAATTCTCTTACTCCTTCATCATATATCTCTCTACCATTAAGTTCTATTCCACCTGGTAATTTAGTTCCTCTAAATTTAATTAAGTTTTGACCCCATTGTTTTTTAAGTAATGCAGTAAAATATCTTTTAACAAAAGGATCATTATATATTTGCTCTGTATCTACAGCACGAAAACAATCAATAACAAAAAAAGTATCTAAAGATTGTGCTCCCCAATCAATATCCATGTATAATTTATCTTGCCTCTGATTAAATCTTATCTGTTTTTCAGTTGTAAGTAAAAAATCAATATCCTCAAGATATGTTTTTGTCATTGCAAATTGTAATAACTCAACTGAATTGAAATAGTATAAGTCATTTAAAAACAATTGATATTTAATACTAAACATTCCACCTGAAATAGAACTAGTATCAAACTTGAATATTTTATTTACTCCTAGAATAGTGTCTGGAACTGCTAAAAAATTTGAAGTCTCATAGAAATTACTTGAGACAGTGGTTGCAGTATTTGTAGATATACCACTTGTAGTTACTATTCCAACTCCATCTGTTCCTTTTGCTCTTCCCCTATCTAAATCCTCCTGAGTTACCTTATACTTGAGATACATTCTTTCAATACCATTATAATGACGTTCTTGATATATCTGAACGGTATCATCAACCAAATCATGCAATTGATCATCATCAACATTAATTTGTAAAACAGGTGCTCCTAACTGACGCAAACCATAATTGATAAGTTGTCCTCTATTACGTGGTTTCATTTTTTTCCGTGAGATTTGCGAGTTGCTCTAAAAGTTCATTCTTTTCTTTTTGAAAATCATTTTTTAGGGTTTGGAGTTTCGCCTCCAAAAGAACGTTTTGATTTAATGCTGCTGCTAGTTTTGTATGATATAAGTTCACTAATAC